AATCCTGGTTCAGCAGTTCTAAGAGCCTGACGTGTATTAGTCCTAAAGACATCACCTATTTCTCCTGTCTCCCAATAATTAAGTAACCACTCTGTATCATAATTAACTGATATGTTTGTCATGTCCAGAGGTGCAGGAAAGTTGAAGTCATCCTGCTTGATATCAAATATTGTTTTACCTGTACTACCTACAGGCATATCAAACCAGTTCTTGGCTATGAGAAACTTGTCTATGTCTGGGTGCTTCCAGTTAAGGCTGGCATAGACGGCTGACCTGCGACTACCGCCTTGCATTACATGGCGACCTATCTCATTGATCATCTGCATCTTGGGTATAGGCCCACTACTGACACCCCCTGTACCCTTCAGTGTTTGTCCCTCCTGTCTATAGGCTGAATAGTCTACACCTATACCACCACCTGTCATGAGGCACGACTCAGCTTCCCAGGAAAGCTTTGCCCAATCTTCTCTTGTGTCTGACTCTGCCTTGAGAAGATAACAGTTGTTAAAGAATTTCTTTTCTCTTCCTGAATAGTATAAGTATCTACCGCCAGGAATAAATCTTAGATTAGATATGTGGTCAATCAGTTCATCCTTGTCGTCCTTCAGAAGATAATCCTGACACACATCATTGACCAGAGTACAAGCAAGTTCGTGAAAGGTTTCCGCACCCTCATGAGAATACTTAGTATTGAATATGTCTTCGCTGAATTTAGATCGGAATTGTGGATTGCGGTTTGATTTAAACATCTTGTTCCCCTATTTATTATAGTAAAGTTCGAGTATCATCTGTGCATAATGTATGGCTTTCTCTACGTCCTTCCTCCCTTCCCCCTTCTTACGATGACGGGTTATATATTTAACTACGTTCCCTTCAAAATAGTCAAGATTGTTTTTGAATATATAATCTACTGGCTGAATACCACAATCCTTGTAGTGGTTTCCACCTACTTGATAATCCATTGGGCTGGAACCATCGCTCTTTCTAAGACTTTTCATCTTGTTTAGATAGTACTTGTCTCCTGTCTCCTTATAAGAGTGTGTTGATTTTTCTTCGGACTTCATTAATATCTCCTGAGTTGATTACGTTTAAAGCAAATGTTCTCACCACACCTGGCTCCACTCCAGCCAGGGCACAAGTATCTTCAAAGTTCTCACAGGTTACTCCTATCGAAGCGAAGACCCAAGCATGGGCCTGATCTCTCTGTAGTTTTATATAGGTACTTTCTCTCTTGTTTTCCGGTTTGGTAATGTCAAGAATTGCTTGCAGAATAACAGCAAGATAAAGACTTTTATAAGGATCTTTTTCAGTAGCATCATACAGTGTATCAAGTTCTTGATCAATCATCCATAGGTTCCTGAACAGGTCTGTAGAACTTGCCACCTACATAATTATTATAATAGGCAGGTTCATCCGTACCCTCCAGCTTGGCGGTCAACACATGATAGATCATTTGAAAATAACATTCATAATATCTTAAACTTCTTTTGTTTTTATATTCACCTATGATCTGAAACCTGAAGTGCTTACGACCTAATCTTTTAATCTCCTCGTTAAGATGCTTGTTAGATCCGGTATAAACCCTCCAGTTGGATTCGACTTTCTTTTTTTTACGTGTTATAAAATATTGCTTACATCCTATGTACGCCTTCTTTGTTTTCTTGTGTGTAATTCTATAGACAAATCCAAAGCTGTTTACAGTGTCAGGTTCTTTATTATACTCCCAATGCATTACCAGTTAATTACTTCCTCCACTTCAGGTTGTTTCGATACTCTAGTAAGATGTCTCTTACCTTTTGCATAATTGAATACACGTAAGCCCTGACCTCCATTAGCGTCTGACCAACACTCCTGCTTGTGACCACAATAAACGCAACCAATAGCAAGTTTATAATTACCAGACTTGCCATCAGGCACATCAGAGTAACACCTATCAGGTAGGTTAGAGTTCTTAACAAGTCCTTTAAGGTGTTGTATCCTATTTTTAGCATTAATCATTTCCATCTTGTGGACTTGCGAAAGACATATCTCTCCTGTTGATTTGTTGATAGCCAGGAATGCAGCACGATCAACTCCATTGGCTTCAGCGTATGCTGAGATCTGGGCAATGTAACCAAACGGATCATCCTCCGCTACTCTATTATATTTAAACTTGTCAAAGCCAGGACCACTGGCAGACTTACAATCTACCAACACACCATCAATCATTGAGTCTTGGTGTCCCTTAACTCCCTCAACACTTACTTCCTTCTGTTGATCTGTAACTTTATGTCCAGCTATAGAAGCACACAGAAGTAATAGCTCTTCCAATATGTAACCATAAAGAAATTTAATTCTTGTTGAGGGTTTTAACTCACCATCAACTAAAGGTTTGTTTACATCATACCACAACTGTCTGTCAGGCTTGCCTATCGCAGATAACCTAAGATTTCCCCTATCTCTTGGTTTGTCATACAAGAAATCTTTTATGTGAACCTTCAACATTTCACCAAAAGTATTTATGTGTCCATCTACCTCCTCTTCGTTCATATCAATGGGATCAAGAGTAAATAAATTATAAATGTCTTCTACTAATGTTTCAATATTTTTCATAAAAATTTGGGGGAGTATCACAACCGCCAATGATACTCCCCCACTCCTGTTAGTGGTTTACTAGAAAGGCACACTCTCTTCTTGTACATAACCTCCTTCAACTGGTTCAAAGTCTTCACCAGATGTGTACTCAATAAAGTCTACCACTTGGACTGCTGCAAGGTCAGCAGATACACCTGAATTACCAGCATAGTTCCAATCAAAAGGGATAGCCTTAACATTTACAGTACTACCATTAGCAATCAACTTACCATTCCAAAGATTATTCTCAGAATCTTTAACGATGGGTGGTTGACGTTGGCTTCCATCCTTACGCAACACCTTACGCTTGATTGTCACAAAGTCTCCACGATCATCTCCCTTATTACTAACAGGAAGGTTTGCTCCTTCAATGGTGGAGCGATTGTCATCGTTCACCTCAACCTGGATTGACCATACAGGATCAAACTTAGTATTAGGTTCAGTTATAGATGCATAGTGGCACTTACCAGTAATAAAAATTGGGTCGTTCATTCTATTCTCCTTTAATGTTGCCGCACTATTACGGCCATGAGTGAGGATCATTCCTCGTTGTCTACTACTAACCAAACAACACGTATATTATACCACACTTTACTACAAATGTCAACAGCTTTCTTCATCTTTCTCTAAATAAGATACAGCCCTCCTTATTTTGTTGATGTCATCTCTTAACCATCCTATTGCAGAGTTACAGTTGTTACAAAGCCAGCCCCTAAATTTATTCGTATTGTGATTATGATCCATAACCCACTTGTTTACTTTTGGGGATAGACAAATTGGACACTTATACTTATTGTCTGGTAGGGGTGTAACTCGTTTTAAATATCTAATAGTTTGCCTTTGATGCTTCTTACATTCTTTGCAAGAATTTCTTCTTCTGGACGTACCGTCTTTTCTAAAACTACCCTTGAAGGAAAAGCAATTTTCGGGAAGCTTTCTTTGGCAATCCAGGCAAAGCTTTAAAACTTGATCTTCGTTGTAAAATGTTTCTGATCCAAACATGTCTAGCTGATCTTCCATCAATGCGTCTCTGCCCAATTATTTCCAACTTTATAATCAGAGTCGAGTTCACACCTTAAATTAAATACCTTTTGGGTTTTATGCATAGCGTCCTTAGTTATCTGACTGAACCTCTTGATGTCTGGTTTGGCTACCTCAAATTGATATTCATCATGCACTGAAGCTACCAGCTTGGCGTCTAGTCCAGCCTTCCTTACCTTCTTGTCCATCTCCACCAGCCATTGCTTACACACGATAGCTCCTGCTCCCTGTAAGAGAGTATTGAGTGCTGCGTGTTCATGTCTTATCTGTAGCCGCCTGCCATCAAGACCTTCTATGTTTCCCTCCTTGGCTGCTTCCTGTATGTTAGATCGTAAGACACGTAAGGCTGGCATATTTTTGAGGAACTTTTTAATAAGAGTTTGTCCTACGCCAGAACCTCCACCAACAACCTTACCTATCTTTGCTGCGCCAGCGCCATAAAGAAAAGCATAGATGAAAGTCTTTGCCTGATCTCTAGTCTTTAACCCTGCTGCTTTCTGATTGGCTGTATGTACATCACCTGTAAGAACTTCATTGGTAAACGAGGCATCTTTCATATAGTGGGCAAGACACCTCAGTTCAAGACCAGATGCATCAGTGCCTACTAGCTGGTGTGTCTCTGGATTGGATACCGTCCATAGACTTCTACACTCTTTACCGTAAGGACTGTAGACTGCTGGAACCTGTGCCATGTTGGGACTATGGTGAGCCATGCGTCCTGTTACGGTACGAAGGGTAAGAACCCTGCCATGTACACGTTCAGTCTCATCACACTCCTGTATCCAAGACTTGAGAAGACCTGTTCTCTTTTGCAGAAGGAAGTATCTACTAAACATCTCTGCTTCTGGCATGTTCTTAATCTTGGACAGGACATCTTCATTAACAATAATATTATCCTTGTCGGTGTACCTTGTAGGTTTCCACCCCAACTCCATAAGGCGTTCAGCTATCTGCTTACGACTTGCTATGTTGAATGGTATCTCTTTTATCTTTGTCTTTAGCTGTAGTTTTCTAGGAGGAAATGTAGTGTCAGCCCACTCCCCAAGCTTATACATTTCATCCTCCAACCTAGCCAGGAGTAGCTGGCCTTCCATCATATTAAATGCAAACCCATTTTGTTGCTGCTTGTCTACTATAACTCTGATATCTCTTTCTAACTGGTAAGCTTTTGGATCAAAGCTTTTACCTTCGACCTCAAGCTGAACAGCAAGTTTCCTCGTAAGTTCCGCATCACGCATACAATAGAGAAGCATGTCTTGATTATATTCATCGAAACTATCTATCTCCAGTTTTTTATAACTCAATCTCTTACCCCACGATTCAAGTGAGTGTCCACCATCACGAATGGGGTTGTACAGTTGTGATTCAATCAGGGTGTCTCTGATTTGGTTCGGTCTTATGCTGGAGCCAATGAGACGGTTCAAGACAGGAGCATCAAAGCTCAGACCATTATGCATTATAAATTGATCTACCTTCTTTGACCACTCCTTAAATCTTGAACAGTTCTCACCAACCCACTGATGTACCTGACCAGTATAATAGTTCTGAGCTACTATGCAATGTATCTTTGTTGCATCCAGCTTGTCAGTTTCTATATCAACTATTGCTTTCATGTTTCATATCCATCAAGTAAGCATCGCCTACATTTATATGGAAAAACTTTTCACCATTTTTAATTCTTCTATTAGAAACTTCTCTCACTTCGGAATCCATAACTGTATCACCGTCTATGAACCACGCCTTCAAACAATCTCCACGAAAGACTACAAAGGTTAGCAGATCATCTGGACATTCAGACTTCCATCTGTTTATTAGTCTGGACTTTCTGTAGGGTATCCTTATCTCTTTCCATGATGGAGGCCATTCTCCTCCCCACCACTGAGACTTCATCTCCACTTCATAGAGATGTCTGGGTAGACCTTCGTCCACCTCAGATATTATATCGAATGAATATGTTTCATCACTCTTAATTCTACAATGATCCCGTTCCTTCAGCCATCCAATCATGGCCTTCTTTGCTTTTGTATCCGCTCTATCGTAAGCAGATTGATCAAAGGCTTTGGTCACACCTAAATTATTCATTCCTCATTCTCCAAAAATGGGTTATCGATCTGTGTCATACGACCCGTGTCCTTATTGTAGTGCAAGTAGCAAGCCACACCTGTATCTCCAGTGTATCTATTCTTTAGGATTCTTATTGTTGTAGTGTTGGCTTCTATCTCATCCTCTGCCTGCTGGTTTCTTTCAAGGGCTATGACACTATCAGAGAGATGTGCTATGCTTGCTGATCCCCTGAGATGTGAGAGTGATACTTCCTTCCCATCCTCATGCCCTCTGTCACCTGATGGCCTTCGTAGATGGGAGACAAGCATAAGACCTATACCTGTTTCTTCCACCAGTGATCGAAGCTTGGTCATTAGAATGTCAATGGACTTACGCTCATCACCGTTGTCCTCCTGTCCACTGACAAGAATACTTAGATGGTCAAGGATTACCCACTTGCAGTCAAGAGCCTTTGCCATGTACCTGACACGATCAAGGATCTCATCATTGTTTATAGATCCAAAGTGATCAAAGGCAAAGAACCTGCCGCTGTCTACTGTCTTGTTCTGCCAGTCTCTTAGCTGCTCGTCACTAAACTGCTTGCGTATCTCCCTGATGTACAACCTGGCATCAGCTTCAACTGACATGATATTGAATGCGGTATTCTTTACGTTCTCCTCCATTGCCAGAACACCTATGTTATCCTTGGTGCTACGCAGTATGTGATGCATAAGCTCCCGCATTGCGGATGACTTACCCATCCCTGCACCACTGGTGAAGCAGACAAGCTCACCTGTCCTCATACCGTATGTCTTCTCATTAAGCTTTGACCACGGATACAGACACGTCTCACTGTACGTTTCTTCATAGAG